GAGTAAACGCAGTACCAAGTCCCTGAACAAGTATGACATGGTAGTAGAGATTCGCTCCGAAGATGTTGTCAACAACACCATAACGAGTAAGCAAGCCAACACGTGGTGCGAAGTCGTTAGGACCGATAGTTCTCTGAACCATGACAGGAATGTAAGGACAGTAAATGATACCAGTATCGTAGAATTCCGGACCCTTGTAACCAAGAAGTGCGTATTCAATAGATGTTCCAGTTGCAGAGTTGTTGGAGTACTCTCTAGCGTTAGCGCCAGAGTATACTTCTCCATTCTGAACTTCTGTTCTGGTATCACGGTAAACGTTAAATCTGCCACCAACTGAACCAATCTTAGCAATGCCAACAGGCTGTGTGTTGACGTCACCCTGTACAGGTACCCACTGGAATTCAGGGAGCATCTCAAGGATGGCTGCAACACGAGGAGTACAAACAACAAAGTTTGCAGATCCACGTCTGTTACGCACGGCGATACGATTGGCTTCAATGATAAGACGCTGATAGAAGTCCCTGTTACGCTCAACCAACCAACGGCCGTCTGCAGAAGCAGGCTGCCAGATTGTGTAACCAGGTCCATATCCAGCTCCAAGAGCAGCTTGAATCATTCTCATGAGCATCTCACGGTCGATCTCAGCCTGAATCTCATACGACATAGCGTTTGTGATTTCAGCATCAATATCGATACCGTTCATGTTCTTAAGGTCTTGCTCAAGCTCGACGGACCAACGTGCGCCAAGGCGGCGTGTGCCGGCCTCAACAGCGGTCTTCTCGAACTTAACCTCAACCTGAGGAATGTTTCCAGTGATCTCGAAGGCAGAAAGAATCTGAGCAACACCTTGATCCTGATCGGCAAAGGCCCAGTCAGAGCTTCCACTTAAAGCAGCAGAAGATGTACCGGTAAACCGAGTATCAAGAAGTTGGTAACCGAGTTCATCGCCGGGAAGCCCAGCACTACCCTCATAATCAGGTTCAGTGTTTGGGGCGAAATTCGGCAATTTCGGTGCGCCAGGACCGGTTCCAGTTGCTGTATCACTTCCGTCGATACCATCGCCCAACTGTGTGGACTGATAAGCATAACGAAGAGCAAATGCAAGACCAACTGGGCCAGACATAGGCTGCACACCAACGATTTCGTTGGTGATAAGCTCAGGGAATGTACGACGAATCATCGGGATAAGCACTTTAGGAAGACGAGCATCGCCAGTAGCGTAAGTATCATTAGAATCGGCCCCAGGATAAGTGGGGTTTGCGTTAGGCGCATAAATACCACCAATGGTGGCTCCGTTTCCAAATGATCCACCGACGCCTCCGCCGGCGGTATTACCCTCCTCGATACACCACTTCTCCTGGTTTTCCAAAAGAATGGCGGTATTCAGGCGAGTATGATCGTCTTCGATAGGCTTAACACTATCAGAAGAATACTCCAAGACAGGGGCCCACTTCTCAAGAAGTGTATCCGCTCTATCTCTATCAATAAATGATTGTGGTTTATTCATAATAAGACGTTTCCTTTCATTTTACCTCATGGACTTAGCATTTCGGACTAGTCCAAGTTACTCAGGTGACAAGCACCTCATTGTTCAGGGTTGAAATTATTTGTGATGCCTTTCTAACTCCGCTAAATAGGGGTTATAAGGCTTCTTCTGTTCCTTCTTCTCTGAAATCTGTTGTACAGGAGCATCAGCTTTTACTTTACGCTTTTTATATGCTTCCTCTTTAATTACTGTAAGTCTTTCTCTTTCTTTCTTATCAAACAACTTAGCAGTATAATCAAAATTTTCTTTAATAAACTGTGGTGACTTGTCGCTTAAGATCTTTAACAAATAAGACCTTTTGCTCTCAGAAAGATTTGCTGTCTTAGTTTCTAACAGCAACGTAGCATTTTGCTTTGAATATGCCTCTTTAAGAGCTGCATTTTCTTTCGCTAACTCATTAACCTTACTAGTTAATTCATTAATTTGACCTTTACCATCCATAACAGCCTCTTTGACAGACTCACTCATGAGCGTTGAGTCGACTGCGAGTACTTTTCTTAAATTACCAAGAACTTCTCTAGCAGTTCTATTTTTTGTAGCTTCTTCAATAGCTCGTGTTGGTACTGATTCTTCTAAATATTCTTCTAAATAATCAGAAATACTTTCAACCAATGTATTCTTAAATTTGTTAGCGCGGCCATTTAATTCATGTTCATATCGCTTAACAACTTTAATAAGCTTATTAGCATTGTTATGATCAACAGCTTCAACCACTCTCTTGAGCTTAGTAGTATGATCTTTATCAATTGCACTTACTAGATCTTCAAGTTTTTCAGCATAAAGCTCATCTTGATTAGTTAGCGCAGCTTCTACAGATAGCTGAATCTTTTCTTCGATAGCAGTTTCTATAGCTTTAACCGACTCTTCGGTTAGCACCTCTTCTGCTTGTTCGGGTAATGCTCGTTTTTTGCTCATGATTTAAAATAGTGGTTTCTCTGTTGCGTCGTTAATCTTTTTTGCTATTTTGTCTTCAACGACACTCTTTAAATATTTATGTGCCTTAGCATAATTTTTAGTAGAAATATGCTCAATAAACTTTGCTATTTTCTGTTTCTTTTTAGACATATTAATATTTATTAGATTGACTTAATAAAGCTAAGAATTCTGTCACGTAAAAAGGAATCTATTTCCTTTTTTGGTAACCTTTGCAGTGATTTTTCGAAATTTTCATAAACTTCCTCATACTTATTATCATCTACTAGTACCCATTGTTTAGATTCTAATATACCATTAACAAAAGCTTTTGGGTATGAAGGGTCAGCTACACAGTCAATTGCTACTAACTTCATGTTTTTAACAATATTATGCTCAGATCCTTCTTCTAATGTTCCAAGTGCGCGAGATGACATACCTACTTTAACACCGTCATTAACTAATGATCTAACAATCTGACCACATGGTGTAGATAAAACTTTTGACTTACCATAAAAAACGTTACCATCTTGAGTTAACTCGGTTACCATATGACACGCTCTTTCGAGATCGACATCTGCTGTTGTCGGGTGATTTAACTCTCCCATAGCTCTTCCTGGAACAACCATTTCTTCGTTATAACGCTTAGCTTCCCTTACCAATTCATCTATAGGGTACATACGATTGTTGCGATTAACACCCTCTGCCATCATATAAGGGCCTTTTATATATAAATTTGATGGAGAGTTTCTATCTACTTCTTCTTCAATGTATTCGAACTCATCATTTATATCAGGTTTTTCTACAACCAAGTTAAGTTTTAACGACATGTAATTATTTATTCATTTGTTATAAATTAGCTCTCTTTCTGTTAAAATAATAAACTCACAGCCAATTTTTTTACTATACTCACGAGCCGCTTCCCATTTTGCTTGATTTATAACATAGGCTCTTTGCTCATATAATAAATGTCGCCTTTTTCTATACTTTGTAGTAGGAGGCTTGGTTTGTTTTGAAGGTTTTATTTCTACTAGGTATTTTTTTAAATCATTACCTTCTAATATCTCTATGTAATTGTCGACAAAATATCTATGTGCTCTATGATCTAATGGACTAATATACGGTACTACAACATTTTCACTGCCCCATTTTTTAACATTTGAATTATTATCACAAAATCTAAAGAATTTTAACTCTAGACCGGATCTATATATAGCCTTATTTCCAATAAATTTATCGGGATTGTTAGGAGTAAAAATGCCTTGTCTCCATTTCCTCATCCTACAAAGAACATTGGTGGATCTGCATCTCCTAATCCTGGCGCGGATCCTGTAAGTAACTTTTCTTCAAGTTCAGCTTTTCTCGCTTCGCCTTTTTCTAACATATCATAATTTAACGCACCGCCACCTAACAGCTGTACACTTCCAAACTTACCGCGTACGCGACCTATAGTTATCATAGATAGCGCTAGTGCATATTCATATATCCACTGCTCCATAATAACCGATCTAATAGGTTGTTCTAGATAACATGCTAGTACTCCATAGAACCTATCACCACCAGGTTGCGGATACATTTGCATGTATTGTGTTCGTGGATCAAATTTAACGTCTCTCCTTGTTGCTAGCATTTTTTCACGTGTATCTATCCATTCTTTTAATGTATACCAAGAGACTAAATCAAATCCATAATTACCCATTGCATAGCTAAAGTAGGTTTGTTGAGCTAGCGTTTGTTCTAACGTAAATAGTGTATTAATACCGGTTGTTGACCCTTCTTCAAAATCAACAATATCAACTACCTTTCTATAATCCATTATATCGTAGTCGTAAACATTTTGGTAAAAAACAGCGTCGGAAGCTGATCCCTCAAACGTTAACGTTTGTTGTACGTTTTCTACGAATGCTGCGCTAAGCCCATATGAACCTAAAGATAGTTCCGGTCTTTCTAAGGCATCGTATGCAGTCATTTGCGCGACGAGAGAATCATTAAATAATTCAAATTTAGCTATTCCATGGGCGCCGGAAGGCGAAGCAAATGTTGAAGATAGAGCTGAAGATGATGTAAAAACAGATGATAGTAATGCGGATGTACATACAAAAATTGATTCAGGAGTACCACCATACCACTCTGGACCTGGTCCGAGAGGATTCGTTCCAGCTACTTCTTTTGCATTTGTATCTAAATCTGTATTAGCTAATGTATATAATAAATCCAACCGGATGCCCTTGTTAGTTTCATACATTGCAGAGTCAAATATAAGATACTCTTTTGTGTAACCTGCATATTTCGTAAAATACTCAACTGCTATTTGAATATTTTCTCTAAGTTGATCTGTATGTATTTCCAAGCTTACTAACGGATAACCTAAAGATCTTTTAATTCTATCACCCAGCCTATCGTATGTTTCTATTTTACTGTTTAAGTTTGTAGATAAAAAGGCTGAAAGTGGTTTTATATTGCATGCAAGTGCCATAAAAATATTTATTCGCGAATAAATAATTTATATGTCAGCAGATACTAATTACCCAACAAACAACAACGGAAGTGAATATTTCAACTTAAATGAATGTCATTCATTTGAGAGTACTCATCACGGCACTGCTTTGTATCCGCTTTCAAGTCAACCGTGCTCACAGGTAACTATTTGGAACACAACTGCACAGGATGTTTATATATACGATAAAAATTCACGTCGTGTCGGTTCGACTCCTGATGATCAAAAGCGTATTTTAATTAAAGCAGCTGCAGCTGCTACACCACTGCAACCAGTCGTTTTTATGGGACTTACAAACGCTGATCAGCTGTCAGCTAAGCATAGCTCCTCACCGGCTACTACTGCACCTCTTTGCTATAGAACTCAATTCTTTAGCAATAACCCATCGCGTTAAACTTCAGCGGTCTCTTCTGCATCAACTTCGGTTTCAGCAGCTACCTCTACTTCTTCTCCACCTACATCAGCGGGACCGCCGCCAAATTCTGGGATACCACCGCCGCCGGGAGCTCCAACCCCTGCTCCTTCACCGCCAACTGCATCTTCACCTTGGGCAACTTCACCAGCAACTGCCACTTCCTTCCAAGCAGGGCCCGCGGCTTGGATTTGTCCAAGCTCCCATGTAAGTTCAGCATCTTTTCTAAGGAACTCTCTGTTAGCTAATATGTCTCTATCTTTCCAGCCAAGGTATTTTTTCTGTGCATATGTAGATGAAACAAATTCATTACTAGCTAAATTGTTATAGTTATTTGCTTTTAGCTCTAACCTTTGATTCTCTCTTAGTTCGTAAAAATTAGTAGGAACATTAAATTCAACTTCAATATTCTGTTCGTTAAGTTCCAACTTTTCAAATATACCCATTAAGGTTAAGTGAGTAATAAATCCTTTTCTAAGACCTGCAGCAAATCTTTGCTGCTGTCTCATGACAAAACGTGCAAATTTTAATTCTTCACGTAAAATTGTTGACCCGTCTGCAGATGCCTGGTCTGTAGGATCAAGTCTTGTTGATGGTACTTTAAGAGATCTATACAGCTTCTTAATAAAATACATTAGATCGGCTAGCTCGCCTAAGTTATCACCACCAGGCAGCTGTGTAACTTGTGTACCTTCAGATCCTTGTCTCTTAGCAAACCAAAATGCATCAAGCATTGACTGTGGATTAAACTTTTTAACAACATCAGTTTGATCCATGTCAAATGTTTTTCGTGACCAGTAGTTTTGAATTAACTTTTTAAGATAAGCTTCAGCTTTTGGTGGGGCCATATTACCCACATCAACGTTAAAAACTAATCGCTCCGGAGCTCTAACTAACCGATATATAACAATAGCATCCTCAATTAACGACAACTGTCTATAAGGACGTCTAGCATTCTCCAAAAACGGAATAACGAAATTTTTTGTTTCATTGTATACACCAGAATTAACATACATAATCTGGTTTTGATCCATTGGGATAAATTCTATTTTTTCAACTTTATTTGGCTGATGCTGACTAAAAATTGGCTTTCTATATATATAGCCCTTTACCAACATATTTTGAATATTATTGTATACCGGGTCAATAATTTCAGCTGGAAGATTTATAACACCTAACACACCATCTTCGACATACCCATCATGAATTATTTGTTCAAAATATACTTCACCTTCAACTAACAATTGTCTAAAGTATTGCCATCCCTTGTTTTTAAGATCGTAATATTCTACATATCTATGAAACTGTTTTTCAACTTCTTCTTTTTGGTCTACCGTTAAATCAATATCTTTAAAATGTAAATGTGTTATCCATCCGGAATCGTCTGGATTAATTGTCTCATCACAAATTTCATCTAAAGCATCAGCTACTTCAGAGTATGCCGCCATTATTCGATAATCTCTTAATCTGCCTTGCTTATCATCTTGGATGTTTGCATACATTACATCACCAAAGGAAGAGTCCTTAGCGAAGTCACCAATAGGTATATTGTTATATGGATTAGAAGATGATACTGAAGCTTTTGCTAAAGCTTCTGCTCTTCTCATTCCTGCTTTTTGAAATATTTTATACTTTGGATTTAATGCGTCATTTTCACCCCGACCGTCCGTTGCGTAGGGTAACCTATTTTGGATATACTGAATTAAGTTTCTTCCAAAAGTAGAAGCACGGCCGTCGTTCGTTACATAAGAACGATTTTGACCTGAAGTAGTTGATGATCCGGTTCCTGGCATCTTGTATATATTTAGTCTAGGTGTAAGATAGAACCACTACCAGCTTGTGATGTAGTTGCCCAACCAGCTTCGTTTCCTGTTACAAATGTAAATTGCCCTTGTCCACTTAGAGTGCTAGCAGGGAAATAAAGTGTAGTAATATTATCATTGGTGACATCAAAGTAAGATGTATCTAGTTTATATCCACTAATAGTTGGTACATTATCATCACCGGAGGTAATGGCTTGATAATTAGAAAAGAAATCCGCTTTTTCGGAACTAAGATAAAAATTATTACCAAATGTAAAACGTTTGCCAAATAATATAAAGGAATTATCAACAGATGATAATAAGTTTGTGACTATTGGATTCCCATACAATGGGACTATAGCACCGGTTGATGAATAGAATATATTTGTAAACTCAGGCCGGCCAGATATTGTAACCATTTCTGAATAATTGGTAGGTACAGTATCATCAAATGACGATAGTGCAGCATATCCTTGCTGCTCATAGCTTAAATTGTCTACTACTTCTTCTCTATCTAGTGGGTTATATATTCTATTTCTTAAATTTACTGCAACAAAATTACTATCAACTTTATAGATGGTTCCCTGTGTATCTTTCTGTTCAGGAAATAACCACCCCTTAATAGTAAATGATGTATCAACGGTAATTCTAAATTTATCACTGTAGGTGGTATCTGTCGGTGTAGTATATGCGAGCTCACCAGACCATAAAACTTCACTTCTTATCTCTTGATCATATTCAAATCCAAAATCTTTTGGTACAGGCCACGATAAAATAATATAGGGGTTATTGTAGGGGGCAAAGTTTGATACAATTTGATCTACATCTTCCATATATCTAGCCAAAATAGACATGTTTACTTCTAAGTTGACCGGAACTGGCATTAAAAATTTACCGGCTGTTTTTGGATTGTCTTCAATAACAGTAGAAATATATGAAGGTGTAAGTTTATTAAAAACTCTATCATTATCTCGTGATATACTAGCTAAATTTACAGCAACAGCAGGTAGAGTAATATTTTGAGCTTTGTTAATAATATCATACATTACCCTATGTTTAGGGGCAAATACATATCGAACTTCAATATTTGATTTTGCAGTTCTGTCTTTATTCCATCGGCTTATAACGACATCATCAAACGCCGCAATAAACTGCGTTAAGAGATTTTTAATTTCAAAATGAAATGCTCGTTTTTTCATTCGTATATATATTTATTACAAAAACCTATCGATGAAATATTTCGGTAATTTATGCTTGTTATTTACAATACTTTCAACAATAGCACCATCTAATATATAGGTTGTACAGTAATCTTTTTTGGATCTTACACCTCTACCACATGATTGAATTAATGAACATAACATTTTATTTGAATACCAGTGAAAATCATCATTCATAAGTCGTTCAATTCTTTTATCTTTTGTTGGTAGATAAGGTGCTTTAACGATAATTTGAAATCTAGCTAAATCATCTTTTAAATCAACACCATGTGACATTGATGGTGAAATTAATACTGTTGGATCCAAACTACTCAAATGTTGTTGCAATATTTCTTCATTACGGATTCCTGGTTCTCTAATTAAAAATCTCGATCCAACTAATTTGTTTGATAAGAATGATGTGATTGTATTATTATGTGTATGAATAATACCTTTATCATTTTTGTGATGCTCACAAATTTGTTTTATTTGTTCTACAACTTTTGGTAAACTACGTTTTAAGTTGTGGTAATTTAATTTAACTTTTGTATTGCAATAAATCGGAGAATCTTTTGCATTAAAAGTTGAATCAGCTTCTACATATTTAAATTCACTGCTGTCTATACCTAAACTCTTACAAAAATTTGATGGGTCAATAATTGTAGCTGACATTAATATTACTTTATCTGCATACTTAAATAAGTGATTTGATAATTTGTTAACCTTTAAAGGCATAAATGTAATACCATCTTTTGTTGTCTCAAAAAGATACTCACTTTCATTCCACGTTTCAATAATTAATGAAAGTTTAGAATGTAAATTACGCAATCCTACAATTTGCTTTCTTGTTTCAACTAAGAATTTTTTATTATTAGTATTACTGGTATTAATAATATCACGAAGCTCATCTATTCTATCGCTTAAATCTAGTAATAAGTTATTAATCCACTTTACTACATTTGCAGTATTTTTCGAATAAAATGGTCTTACCACTACATCCATTTTACTCAACATTTCAAAATTAACAGTACAGGAAAATTCTTTTACTAATTGATCTTCTAATTCTGCAGCTTCATCACAAATTAAATATTGTCTTTTCTTTACATGATTCGGTAGAGAAAAAAACATGTTATAATTTAACGCGGCAAATTTGTTTATTAGCGCATCTCTCCGATCATTGTGATATGGACACTTATGTCTTCTTCTATGATCTTCTAGAATATTTTTAGGCATAATTAACGATTCCATTTCTACGTCAATATCCGAGTCAATTGTACTAATATAATTGCTCTTACCTTTAAGTATTGTTGTACCTTCAAATAAGCTTTCGTATTGATCTTGTAAAGCCTTTGTAATGGTCAACGCGAATGCACCAGCTGGGCGTTGTTCTTCACATTCTTCTTCATGTGTATAATACCCAGTTTGATCAATTTTAAACGCTGTGTATGATGTTATTAGATCTTTAAAATCTTGCGAGGGTTCATCTGAAGCATTAGCTAAAGTTTTTGATATAAAGCTTTTACCTGAACCTGTTGGTGCATTACACACAACAAATTTGTACCCATCTTGAAAAGCTTGATCAATATTTTTTAATAGCTTTACTTGAGAAGAATTTGGAGTATAACCTTCCGGAAATTTTTCTAACAACGCGCCTACCACACTTAATTATACTATGGGCTCTTCAGAAGGCCATATATAGACTAAGTTGTCGTAAAGCTTGGATCTAGAAGAAGTATCTAGGCATTTAACTTTGTTAATTTGCCCATGTGGTACAAAAGAACTTAGATGGTAATTTAAAACAGCCTCAGTACCGTCCTGCTCTATATGTATTTTATAAGGGTATGGAATTTCGTAGTTTTTTATAGAGTTTTTATACTCTAATGACAGATTAATATGATACTGTTTAATTTGGAATATTTTTAATCGACCTTTTTTAAGTACCTTTTTATCAGTTCGTATTACTATATCTCTTAGTAAGAACATTTTAAGGTTGTCTACAACATTTTCTAAGCAATTGTTCATGAATTCATAAAATCAAATTTTTGTTTAGACGACATCGGGTATATATTTTCATTAAAGTATATCCAAAAATCATCATTAGCGGGTATTTCTTGTATTAAGTCGCATTGATACATGTTTATATTTCTATAATCCTGCATTAATATATCCCAAGCAACAGCTAAATCATCTGGTCCTAAGTAAGCTTTAGGTGGTCCTTTTGGAGCAAAGTAATTAAGAGATATTCTACCATTTACAGAGTTTAGTAACTCTATAGAATTTGTACAAAGCATTCGTCTCGTAGGAGCTAGACCTGGTTTTTGTATCCTACGAGGGAATCTTACCTCACATACGTTAGTTTGTAAGAGTGGGTCAAGAGTCGCTTTTTGGACTATCATTTTTCTTTTTACATATTCCAAACATTCTTTCTTCGTTTAAGAATACGCCAGTTTTAACTTTACCTTTACCGGTAATAGATACACCATTTATAGTAACCCCCATATTATTTGGAAAAACAACAACATCACCTTCCTTTGCGTATTTAGCATCAGGACCTGCTAAAATTACTTTTCCCTTTCGCCAGGCCTTGTTAAGGGCATTCGTTGGAATTAGGATTCCGTTGCGTTCTATTTCACCTTCTTGTGTTTCATCTACATATTCAATTAATAGAATATCATCGAAAATAAAACTCAACTCATAATCATCTATACCAAAATCACCTTTTTCCGGTTTAGATAAATCAATTAAGCTCTTTGTAGGTGCCAGATTATCAATACTTGCCATTGCCATACAGCTATTTACTAACATTACACTTTAAATCAATGTTACATTAGCTATACTGAACGTTTTGCTCTTTTTCTCGTTTATCTAACTTATAGTTTTTTCTAAGCTTATTATTACAAATAATAGCTTCATTAAGTAAAGAAAATGTTTTTGCAAATGCATTAAATGCAGCAGTATCCTTTGGAAAACATGCTCCTCCAAAACCACGTTTATTATCAAATCCCGGGACAGTAGTATGTGAATGCGTTATTCTCGGGTCAGATCCAATAGCACTTATAATCATATTATAGTTAGCTCCGTGTTGTTTAGCTATATCATATACTTGATTAAAGAAAGTGACTTTAGTTGCTAAAAATGCATTTATACCATATTTTACAAATGATGCTTCAACAGCGGACATATGAAACACAGGGCAAGGTCGACAAATGCTATGTTCATTATACATTTTAAGTAGTGTATGCGTGCTTTCGGTTGAGCCCCCTAACACCAGCATAAACTGATTTACAAAATCTTCATTCGCGTTTTTTTCTGTTAAAAACTCTGGGTTATAAACAAAGTTTGTAAACTGATTAGATAGTGTTTCAATAATATCTGGTGTAACAGTTGATTTAAGAACTATTAACGCGTTGCTAAATTTTTTAACTTCTATACAGCATTGTTCTACTATTGATGCATCAATGCTTCCATCATTACTCATAGGGGTTGGCGCACATATAAAAACGACATCCGGATCAAAAGAAGTAAGATCGCTACATTCAGTGTTATAATTTGGATCTATTAATTTTTTTGTAACATTATTGCAAAATCCATAATCAACTGCTTTACCGACAAAACCATGTCCAACTATACCAACCTTAAGACTCATTTTTAACAATTAGTTTTAATCCAATCTTCAACAGCAATAGTAGGCTCCCATCCGAGTAATTTTTTTGCGGATGTAATATTAGCTAACGTTTCACGTGCTTCTCCGTCTCTTGCAGGTAAAAATACATACTCCCCACCAATCATTTTTGCAATTTCTAAAACACTGTTATTTGTACCAGTTCCAATATTTATTACCTTTCCGACAGGCTCTTTATTTTCAATATTAGCTGCGAGTATATTTGCATTGACAACATCTGTTACATTGACAAAGTCACGAGTTTGTAATCCGTCACCGACAATAGTCATTTTTTCACCATTATGTTTTTGTCTGTTAAAAATACCGATAACCGGAGCATACTGACCTTGCATCGGCTGTCTATCACCGTAAACATTAAAATATCTGAAAACAACAGTCTCGAGACCAAATAAATCTGTATACATTTTACAAAGCTTTTCACCCGCTACTTTTGTTACAGAATATGGATTTAAGCAATCTTCGGGCATTGTTTCAGCTAATGGTATTTTATTTTTTAGGCCATATGCTGAAGAAGTAGAACTATACACCACACGCTTTACACCAGCTTCTTTCGCGCACTGTAAAACAGTACACGTACCAGCAACATTTGTTAAAGTAGCTAGTATAGGATTTTCTAATGTTGGTTGTATTCGTGATTCTGCAGCTAAATGAAAAACGCATTCTACACCATCATACAAATGTCTTGTATGTTTATAGTCTGAAACATTTAATAGATGCTTTTCAGCGCGTTCATTATAATAAAATTGTTCATTCGAATCTGCAGATTCATTATCAATGATGATAACTTTATCATACAAATCTACTAATTGATCAACAAGATTTGAACCAATAAATCCTGCACCGCCTGTTACAATTACCTTACTCATAATTTTTAATATACATTTTAATTTCTCGTATAGACATATTGCGATTTTTTGCTATCGCTTTTAAATCAATATCTTCTTCGTCTTTTTTCTTTTTCTTTATATACGAAATTTTCTTCCACTTTAAACGTGGGATTAAGTGATAATATAGTTTATATGTTTGTTGCTTATCATCAAAAATATTTCCAAACTTATTAAGTGTTTCATTAGCAAACACACACATACTCGGATTGTAAAAAGATAACCACCTGTTAAAAAGGAACGGTACAAACGCCTGCTCTCCTTCTGTATCTAGATCACCTGCGTTGTCTTTTTTTGAGTAAAATAATTTATTTTGTAGTTGGAAAAAATTCATACAATAACTTTTGTAGTTGCAACAAATTGATCAGCAACTTCAGCATTAAAATATTCAATAACAGCATTAATAAAATAATTAGCTGCTTTTTTATCTAGGTTAGTAGAATAAGCAAATCCTGGTGCCTTATCACCCGCTACAATATTAATACCCGTATGACCTAAAGCAACATTATCCTTAGAGTAGGTAATCGATACACTTACTTTACCAGACTTACGCACCTTTTCATCACTACCAATAAACTCATCCTGCACCATAAGATCATCTCCTTCAACAATAATAGGCTTATTAATAATACCAGCTAGTATGTTTGCTGCCGCAGTATTAAACAGGCGTTGAAATGATACAGCACCCAGTGGATCTAAGTTAGGAATTTCCCAACAAAAATTAATAGCATCTTGA